ATTTCGAGTCGTCTGCGAGCGCCGCCTTGAGCTCCGAGATCGCCTCTTCGTACCTGCCGAGCTGGATCAGCTCGAGGGCGACGTTGTTTCGCGTCCGGGTCTTGGCCGGGGACTTGGCCGCGCAGTCGCGCCAGAGGCTCAGGCCGGTCTGCCAGACCTCGTTGCGCCGGATCGTCGCGACGACGAGCAATCCTATGATGATGGAGCAAACGACCGCGACGACAATGTTGAATCTTAAGTTTTGAGTTTTAAATTTAAAATTCACTACAGCCCTCCAGGAAATCCATCATCGCATTAAACGATAAGCCGATCTTCTCATTCCAGGATTTCGGAATTAAGCCGATCCATCGCTGGATCCACGCCTCGGGAAAGACCATCACCGTAAAAACGATGGGGGCCACGATTCCAATCCGAAGCGCATACAGCGGGATACGATAGAGGTTTCTCACGTTGTCTCCCAATGATAGCCACAAGTAATCCCATTCTTTTGTGTCCCCTCTGTTTTTTCCATTCTATTTCCTGCCTTCTGCGTAGTGCTTACCGCCCACTGCCTACTGGCTTTACGCCCACCGGGCGTGATACGGAACATGATCTCATCCACAATTGATTACCTCTTCGATCGGGGCCGCGGGATCCCGCGGATACATCATTAATATCCCGCCGATGTTAAACGGCTCGTTGACCGGGACGTGCTGGCCGTCGGCCGCGAGGTGCGATGGCCGTGGTACCGCAGGATGCCCGACATGACGCCACTCTTTCTCAAGACCATCAACGTATTCCGCGGCCTGTTCCATCCTCGCCTCTGCTGCCGTTGAAAACACCCGGCCCATCTCCGTCCTGGTGATCACCTCGGCCCTTCTCGCAATGGATCCGAAGATCGAAGGGTCTTTGAGATTTTTTCCTATGGCTGCGGCGACGTCTTGCGGAGTCTTTCCGCCCATGACGCCGAGCGTCAGCTCGCCCCGGATTTTGTCCCAGGCGCTCGCGGAAAGGCCCTCGATCTTGTGAAACGTGAAATCCTTGAGCGTCTCGAGGAGCGTGCCCGACATGGCAAACCCGGTGGAGACTCCGACCGTGGCCAGCGGAGCGTCGACCAGGGTCTTGCCCGTATTCCACGATTTATCGAGAAGCCCGCCTGCCTCGGCTTTGGCTTTTGACTGAAAGTTTGCGATCTGGCTTTCGATCGATGAGAGCATCTGTTTTAGATGATAGGAATCCCATCCCGTGAGAGCCGCTTTGCCGAGCTCGCCGATCGTCTGGTCCCGGAGCTCCTCAAGAAGGGAGAGCATGGCCCTCGTGCCGGTCCGGATTCCAAGGTCCTTATCCTTTAATATGCGACTGATTTGCGAACTGACGTTCATGGCTTATGGCCTATGGCTTATGGCTTATGGCAAAAATTGCCTTTTTTGGTCCGTGACCCAGTTTCTGGCCGGTTGAAAGACCCCCCAAACACCCCCCAACCACCCCCGCATACCTGTTGTTTCACCTGTGAAACACCCCCGTATTTTTGGGGTCCATAGGATACCCCTCGCCCGGGGAAAAGTCTCGCCACAACGCAGAATTTAGCTTCGTTCAATTTTGCCCCTTTTGAAGAGTGCCATCTGTCTTTCTTCCTTTTCGAGGGCCTCCCCCTGCTCGACGATCCAATCATAAACATGCGGTCGGTAGACCCGGAGGTATTTCCCGATCTTTATCGTCGGCATGCCTTTTTCTCTCCATAAATTAATCGTGTCTTCGGCAAGCTCCAGTTCCTCTGCCATTTTTTCAACGGTAACGATCTCCTCTTTTCTGACCTGCCTTTTCATCTCCAAACCTCCCTTTGTCTGGCCCCAAGGTTAAACAGGGGAAGGATGGTAGGGATGCCATCCGTTCGGTCCCGGAGACCTATCCCCCGCGTTATCTTTGCTCAGTCCTCAGTCCTTTTTTTCTCACCCTCATAATCTTGATAGTCTTCTTCCACCTTCTCTGCCTCGACCTTCTCCTTCATCCCCTCCATGTCGACCTCGACGCCCAGGTAGTTGATGACCACGCCGTAGATCTGGCGGGCCGTCTCGCGGTCGATCCATTTGCGGTCCTGGGCCACGGCGAGAGACGACGAAACCTGGCCGATGACCGTGGCGTATTTCCCCACGTCTTTGACCGAGAGCTCGGGAACGATCACCTCGTAGTCGTAGGCCCTGTCCTCGGGGAGCTTGAGAAACCGCGACTTCAGTCCACGCTCGATCTGGTAGTCGAGGATCGATTCGATCACGTATTTGAAGTATCGCTGCTTCGACGAGAGGGTCTTGAAGGTCGGCGTCCCCATCTCCACTGCAGTGGCCCGGTTGACGTCTCCGCCTCCTCCGTACCAGTGCTCCGGATAAGAGAAGGGGCCGAGGATATGATTTCTGAAAAGCCTGGCGCCTTCGGCAAAGTCCGGGGCCTGAAGGGTCGGCGCAAGCGGCTCTGCCGTTACCATTTCGTTATGGCCGAAAACAGATCCGGCTTTTTTTACAAAGTTTTTGATCTGCTCCTCGATTGTGGGCTTGTCGCCATGCTGTACGGTCAGGTCCCAGACGAAGGCATTTATCTGACGCCACTTGTCGCTGGTGTCGAAAAGAAACTGCTCGTAGTTGTCGAGCCAGTCGGCCACGGTCAGAAGCTCGCTCCTGCCGCGCGGGGAGTTCGTGACGTTGTTGATCGCCGAAAAAAAACACTCCCCATTGGTATAGCCCCGCCTCATTTCCTTCGCTTCGCGGGAGAGCACGGTGTCGGCCTCTTCGGGGACGATCGTCCGGTAGAAGCGCGGCGGATATCCGGGAGTGTCTTTAAGGGCGATGCCGATGGACATTTTCACGTTCTCGGGATCGGTGATGACCTGCTTGATCTGCGAGGTGTCGATATAGCCCAGCCTCAGCCTGCCGGTCTGCTCGGCCACGAAGGCGGGCAGGCAGAGCTCGCCGAAGATCAGGTGCTCACGCACGTGCTTTTCGAGATAGAGGTCCATTCGGTTCACGGGATCGAACCAGAAGCCGTCGAGGTAGTCCTGGACCTCCTCTTCCACCGCCCGGTAAGGGAGGCCCTCGGCCAGGATGAAGTCTTTGGCGATCTCGATCAGCCAGCGGGCCATCGGGTTGCTCTCCCAGAGATAGAAGGCGATGTCATGCATCCGGTCCTGCGAGAGCGGGTCAAGATTGCGATCGACGTTCTCCCCGGTCAGCCGCCGCCAGCCTATCATTTCGTCGGTAAAGGAGGCGGCCTGAAGGCGCGATGCTACCCTCTGCTCGATGACATCATCCTGTTTAATGCGATACTCCTGGATGAGCTGAGCCCCGACGTCCGATCTAACGTTCCTAAGGGCCGCCACCAGATCATCGAAATCTTTATTCGCCGACATGGGGCCTCATTTCCGTGATACCGACCTTACGATATTTTTTCCACATTTCTTTCTCCTTCCTGCTTACTGCTTAGTGCTTACTGCATACTGTCTTTTTCTACGCCGCCCTCCTCATCACCCGATCTCCCCATCTCCCGAGTAATCCTTTGTGCCGCTCGCCGTGATAATCTCCCCTCGTCGTTTCGCTCGATGCCGATATCGCCGGGATCAACCCCTCCTCGCAAAGGCCGAGGAGCATCTCGAGCGCATCCGGTCCATCGTCCGGGCCGCCTTTGTTTTTGGGCCGGTAATAGATCAGATGCCGCTTGAGCTCGCGGTGCTCTTTCTTGAACCGGATCCAGCCGTTTTTGATCCAGGGCTGGAGCCGGATGATCCGGAGGTCTTTGTCGGTGTTGGGAACGTAGTCGTCGACGTTGATCACGAGGCCTTTCTCTTTGGCGAGTTTCTCAAACTCGCGCGCGAAGAATTCCTGGAACTGGACGGTCTCGATTCTGAACTTGTCGAAGTGATCGCGGTGATGCCATGCCAGAATATCGGTCATGATCACATCGGGCTGCTTTCGCCCGATATCGGCGATATCGAGGTAGAGGATCCGGTCTTTCATCCGGCCGCCCATGATCGCGGACGGGTCTCCGCGCTTGTTTCTTTTTCCGAGAGAGGGGTCGCACGATCCCGCGTGGGGAATCCCCTTGAGGTCCACGTCGCCCTCTTCCCAGTCGACGAACCACTCCTCCAGAAAGACCGCGTCTTCCGGGTTGATCGGCTCGTTTTGTTTCTCGCTCTCAAAGTACGCGGGACCATCGCTGATCCGCATCTTCATCAAATAGTAGTAATCCTCAACCTCGGGCCAGAGGACCTCTGTGCCGGCCAGCATCGTTTTTTTGTTGCGCTCGAAAAATGCGTCGGCCTTTTCTTCGGCGGCTTCTTTCCCGATGGAGATATCGACGAAGAGTTCTTCCCATTTTTCCCATAGCTTCGACGTGGAGTATTTGATGACGGCCTTGAATTTGGTGCCCTTCCAGCCGGGCTTCTGAAGAAGGTTGTTGAGGAAGCTATCGTAATGAAGGATTGTCCCGATGAAGAAATAGACCGTTTTCTTGCTGCCCATCTTCATCACTTTCTTGAACATCTTCTTTGATAGTTTCGCCCTCTGGTCTGCCGATTCGACGGCCTCGTCGTTTTCAACGTCATCTCCGCCGACCAGGTCCGGCCTCTTGCTGCCGTGTTTCATTCCCCTGAAGGGCTGATCAACGCCAAGGCCAACGAGCTTTCTCCCGTTCCGCGTGATAATTCGGTCGGAGCGCCAGATCCTCCCCCTCCCTGTGAGGTCGGGAAAATCTTGTTCGAGGCGCTCGTTGACCTCCAGCTCCGCCTTGATAGCCTGAATAAAATCTTCCGCTTGAGAATTCGTATCGCTGATGACAAGAATGAAGTCGCGATATTTGAACGCGCAGCACCACATGTAAAAAATGAGGCTCAGCCAGGTCGATTTGGCGTTCCCTCTGGGGGCGGCGTCCGCCTCTTTATCGCCCAGTCCGGTCTCGATCGACTTGAAGATCATTTCCGGGTATCGTTTACAGATGTATTTGTGAAGGGCGGAGCACGGCGCCGTAACGTAATGCGGAAAATAGGTTTTGCCGAAAAACTCCATGTCCGTAGACGCGCGTTTTACTCTTTCGGCCTGGGCTTTTTTGTCCACGGGAAAGGGCTTCGCCTGCGACTGGATCAGGCCCCGGATGGCCTCGATCTCGAGATCGAATTTCTTCTCTGTGAGGATGGTTTTTTTCATTTATTGTTTTTGGGTCTTAACCCCTCCCACCCTCCCCTTAGTTAAGGGGAGGAGTTGTCTTTTCCCCCATTGAGATAAGGGGGGATGAAGGGGGGTTAATCCTTCGCATATTTCTCTTTTGCGAACTGAATGAATTCATCAAAGTTTTTCTCAAGTTCCTGAAGAGCAGCCGGGTCTCGATCTTTAAGAAAAACCACCAGATCGCGCATAAAGTCCACGAATATCTGAGGGCGGTCGATTTTCGGAACCGCCTTCGCATCGAGGTCTTTCTGGATATCGGAGATGGTCTTGCAGAGAGTCGCATGGGCATAGGTTGCCTGAGTGTTGATCTCGTCGTCTCCAAGGGTCTCGAAGAATTTGTCATAGCGCTCCTTCTGCTTTTTCAGGTCGAGAAGGATCTTCTCTCTGACCGGAGAGCGCGCCTCGCTCTGCGCCTTCAATGTCTCGGATTTTCGCTCTTCCTTTTTCTTTCGCCATTCGTATTTGTCGGCCCAGCGCTGGACCTGGGCGATCGAGACGCCGGATGATTTGGCGATCTCCTCATAGGTCTTCCCATCGACGACATAGAGGGCTTCGCAATGATCGACGACCTCGAAGGAGTATTCTTTCTTTGGGCTCATGGCTCGACATTGACCCCGCTCTCGAATTCCCGGCCGTCAACGATC